ACCTGGAAAAGTTCCAGTGATACCAGTAATCCCACCTGAAGTAGAGGTCAAGAAGGATATAAAGAAAACTGTTGAGAAACCAAAGTCTACACCAAAATATCAAATGCAATCTAAGTACAGTTATTCATATACTAAAGATGGCATGGTGACACGATTTACTTCCTGGATTCCAAGTCTTTTGAATTCAGTGATGGAAGTAGGGAAAACGTGTTCATTTAAGGATGATATATTGGGATGGTTTAATTGTGGACTAAATAGCCTAATCTGCGCAAAGCGTAGAGATATCCATGAATGGATTGGCAAGTTGATGGCAAAATTTATCAGCCAGAAAACCTTTATTTGGAAGTTTAATGACAAATTAGGGTTTTTATTGGGATTGATAGGCACGGCACATGAAGTATTTACCATGTTGTACTTTGCAAGATTAATGTTTCACATGTTTTGTAGGTTTATTGTACCTTATATTAAACTCACAAAATTCAAGACACATACATCAACTATCGTTAATGATAATGAACTGGTCCCCATTGATCCAAAAATTGATAATAGATTAGAAACTTCTAAATCTTTCGTAGCCACACTTGACGAAGAGTACATTAAATTTGTTGAGCGTGTAGATGATTGTGTTCGTGTTTCTATAGATTGTCCTTTTGGCAATGTGGTAGACGTTATTATTGCTGGCGATACACACCAATCTAGTATTTTGACTGCATCTAAGGAGATGGTAATGAACATTTGCCAACCTAAGAGTTTGTCAATGGGTAACTCTGTAGATGGGGTAACAGAACGGGTTTTGACAAGTTCTTCAAATTGTCAATATATCTATTCAGACAAATCACGTATTTTCATAGATGATATAAGTAACAATTCGACTAGGTTAGCTACAACAATAGCCTTATCACATCGTTGCAATACCATGGATACTGATTTTTTAAATGAGGTTTTTCGCGAAGGGGATGCTTTGCAATTAGTAAGTATCCCCCAGAGCTGTCAATACTGTCATTTAAACCTAAAGCAAGTAAACAATTATCTGATCGATGGTTGTTGTACGGCTATAGGGCTACTGAAGTTGATATTAAACCTGGTGATGTCCCCGATGAGTCTTTGTATTCTTATACTAGGGCTCATGCTCTTTATGACGAAACAGTCCGTCCGCCTATGGCAGCGACTGTACTCCCTCATATAAAAGCACTACCGCCAAGACCTGATGTAACACATCCTACATCAGCTCTATATGGTGTCGCGAAGCGGATGGCTTACGCCCCTAAGAAGGCGAACCCTAAAATGTTAAAGAAATTTAGGAAGTTCGTAAGACGTTGGGTGAGAGATAATCTCACACCTCTAGAAAATACCGAAGAATTTGACTTTGAAGAGTGGCTAGAGAGTACAAATTATACCAACGCCCGCAAGGATGAACTAAGACGTGTTCATGCTAAAATCATTGCTGAAGATTTAGCTGACCCAGTCACCGGTTTGAATATAAATGCTACTATTAAATATTTTGTTAAAGAAGAGTGGTATCCAGAATATAAACATTTTAGAGGGATCTGGTCACGTAGTGATGCCTTTAAAGTCATATGTGGACCATTCTTTAAGAAAATAGAGAAAGCATTATTCTCACATCCGTATTTTATCAAGAAAATACCAAAAGATCAGAGGGCTGATTACATAATGAATTTTATGTTTCAACCCGGGGTTTAAATATAAGACTACTGATTTCACATCGTATGAAAGTCATTTTATGACTGAATTGATGTATAACTGTGAATTTGAGTTATATCAATTTATGTCATCAAATAATGAACGTGCGATGCGATTACTACAAATAATTTTTGATGTTATTGCTAATTGTAATTACGCAACGAATAAGTATTTCAATATTGCTGTTGACGCTAAGAGAATGTCCGGTGAGATGAATACTAGTTTAGGTAATGGCTTTAGTAACCTCATGTTCCTATTATTTGCTGTAGATTATTATAAACTCCCTTTTACTGGACCTGTCGTAGAAGGTGATGATGGACTTTTGGGATTAATTGACGATATACCTGAAGAATATTTCGAACTCATGGGATTGAATGTGAAGATGGATACTACAGAAATGTCACATGCGTCTTTTTGCGGAATGGTTTTTGACACTATTGAACGAATAAATGTCACTGACCCAAGAAAACCACTATGC